GTTCTTGAACAGGTACGACCAGGCCACGGCGCGGGCCAGGCCGCCCCGGATCGGGATACCGGATTTCGCCTTCGCGATATGGGTGACGAACTGATAGGGCGCAAGCGGCAGATAGCCCCGGTTGTCCCACAGCTCCAACGTCTCGCCATCGTTCAAGCTGAAGCGGAACCATCGCGGGTCGCGGTGCTTGAGCTTCTTCGGCATCCATTGCTTGCCGGAAACGTCCCACAGGATCTCGGTGACGCTGTAGCCCTTACCAATCGCGTCGAGCAGATCCAGCACCTCGTCCTGTACCTCAAGCCGTTTGAGGAACGTCCGGATCAACTCGGCCGCAGCCTTGTCGTCGGTCGAGCTGGACGCCGGCTCGACGCTCATTTCGAGCTGGGCGACGCCGCGCTTCCGCTTGCCGAGCACGCCCAGATAATGAAGGTCACGTTCCTCCATCAGCTCGGCCAGCTCCAGATAGGCCCGCGCGTCGGTCGCCTCGGCATCGCGCAGGATGCGCGCCAGGCGCTGGGGGGTGAGCCCATCGGCCGGGTGTTCCGAGATGATGTTGCGGACGGACGTGAGCGACGGCGCCGCCTGCTCGACCAGGAGCTGGGTACGGTCGATCGGCAACCCATCGGGGCCAACGAGAACGGGAACGGCCATCAATAGGCTCCTGAATTGAAGAGGGCGCTCCGCGTGCGCCAGTCATCCCGGCCGGCGTCGTCGTCGGGATGCGAATAGCCGTCGCCAGACCGGGAAAATGCCGGGGTGTAGGCGTATTCCGAGATATCCATGAGGCTCGCCAGATAGGCCATCATGTGGGCGATAGCGCTGTCGCCGTGGCGCTGTTCCTGGCCGCCCTTGCCGGAATCCTCGCCCTTGCCGCTCCGCTTTTGCTCGCGGGTGACATGGGGCACGCCACGGACCAGCTTGATCGCGCGATGGTCCTGGTAGACATCGAGATCGCGCGGCAGCTCGGTCGTACCGTCCTCGAAAGCGGCCTTGAACAGCGGCCCGACCTCGCGATACCAGCCCTCGTTGATCTTGACCTGGTTGATCCGCTCCAAGCCGTATTTGGTCGCGGTTTCCTGGGCCAGCGGCGCGCCGTTGCCGGTCGCATCCATGGCGCCCGCAATGAACCGCGGCAACCTGTCGAGCATGTACCAGAGCACCAGGCGCTGTTGTGCATAGGGCACCTGGCGCAGCTCGACCGTGAATAGCGGCCGGCGCACCATCGTCTGCTGGAGCTGGATCGGCCAGAGCACGGTCAAGTCGCCAGACATCGCGAAATCTTCGCCGAAGAAGGTCATCAGCTTCGGGTCGGCCGCCGCCAGGTGCGGGGCCATCTGGCGCTCGCAGAAGTCGCGCGCCTCGGCGTCGCGCAGATGGTCCGGCAGCTCAAGGAAGGACTTGGGGCACGACCAGCGCAGGATCGGGATGCCGTCGCGCTGCTGGCGCTCGATCAGGATCGAGGGAATGTAAGTCCCGGTCCCGGTCGATGGCACCACGAACAGTTCTTCTTCGGCGGCCTGCCCATAGAACGCGATGATGCCGGAACGCCACTCGGCCTCGGCCTCCGGCGACCAGGTCTTGCCCTGGACCAGACAAATCCGCTGATAGAGCCCATCGACCAGCGCCTGGTCGAAATCCAGCGTGATCAGGGCATAGGGCTTGCGCCCCTTCTTGATCTCCTCGATCTGCTGGGCGAACGGGTTGGTATCGCCATCGTGCGTCGAGATGACGAGAACCTTGCCGCCCCAGATCAGCAGGGCGAGCGCTGCCTTCAGCAGCTCGTCGAGCTGATCATGGAACGCCGCCTCGTCGATGATGACATAGCCCTGGCGACCGCGCAGGGAGCGCGGCCGGGACGAAAGCGCCACGATCTCATAGCCGGACGCGAACGAGATCCGGAACGCCTGGATGCTTCGGTCGCCGTCCTTATGCTCGTCCTTAAAGACGAATTCCTCGACGGCGCTGGCGACCTGGTTGAACGCCTTCGCCCACATGCCGCACACGTCGATGAACTCGCGCGCCATGTCTAGGTTATAGCCGATATAGAGCGTGTCCATTCCGCGCGCTTCGCGAGACGCGGCCGAGGTCAGCACGGCGTCGGCGCCAACCGCCCAGGTGTAGCCGGTGCGGCGTGACTTCTCGACGAAAGTGACCTGGTTCGCCGCCGTCGTCGCCAGCAGCTTCTGCTGATAAGTCAGCAGCACTTCCGGCAGGGTCTTGCCGGTCAGCGTGTCGGGTAGCGAGAACAGCGCCTGGCGCCGTAATTCCGCCCATTCCTCGCGCCCGATCAGACCTGATCCGTCCGGCATGGCTAAGCCTTCACGCCGAGGATCTGGGCGCGGATCGCCTGGATCGTGTCGCTGCTCAAGCCGCGCTCACGGCCGACCGTCTCGGCCGCCTTGACGGCGGCGGCCTTGGCCTTGCGCTCGGCCTCTTCGCGGATCTTCAAGGTCAGGTCGGCATCGGTCTTGGTCGCCCCGGCAATACGCTGCAAGGCGGTCGCCAAAAACGCCGCATCCTTCGCCTCCAGCGTGACCGGCTCGCCGTCCTCGCTAACCAGCAAGTCCATGAGCGCGCTCTGCAACAGCTCGGCATTGAGGCGCAGCATCTTGTTTTCGCCGTCGTCGCCCAGGCGATCGACCAGGGCGTTCGCCATCTCGCGGGACGCCCGGATGCGGTCGCCCAGCACGTCGATCCGTTTGACGTGGCGGCCTAACGCCGACCGGCTTGGGGTCTCGGCGCCCGGCAGCAGCTCGCCGAGCTTCGCCATGATCTCGTCGATCGTGCTGCCCTGGCGCCGGAGCGCGCCGATCTGCTCGCGGACCTGGTCGGGTAGTCGATCAATGCTGGACGGACGTGCCATTTGCTGCCTTCCAGGCAAGATACTGACGATCGGCGTCGCTGATCGGCTCCGGAGCCTTGGCCTTCTTCCGGCCTTTGGGCGGCAGGCAGATCTCGCACGTCGGTTTGGCGCCGACCGCGCGCTTGCCGCAGTTCGCGCACATGACGACGGCCCCACTCACGACTTGCGGTTCCAGCGCGAGCGGTCGACGCCGGGGATCTCGACCCGGCCATAGGCGGCGTCCTCCCCGCGATCGGTGATCGTCGCGACGCGGACGGCCTCGTCCAGCCATTCATCGGTAATGCAGCCGTGCCGCTTCAGATGGTCCAGATCGGCGCCGATATCATCGCGGGTGTTGCAGCCAACGCCGGCATGCATCGCCGCGCGATAGATCACGCTGGAGTTGGCCGAGCCGTTGACCTCGGCCAGCAGGCGCAGCAACCAGCAGCGGCGCGAAGCGTCAAAATCGTCCTTCACGCTCATCAGTCATCTCGCTTCAATTGGTGGTCGATCAGCACGTTCAACGGCCGTTCAACGCGCTCCAGAACCTGGCGCAAGCCGTCGAGCTGCGCGCCGAAGCCGCTCATGGTCTGCTCGACCGCGCCGACCCGGTCGGTCAGCTTGTGGATGTCGTCGGCCTTCGGCAGGTGCTTCAGCTCGGTCTCGATCACGGCGAAGCGGCGGTCGCCCTCGCCCAGCCGCTTGTCGAGATGGCCATGGGTGGCCTCGTGCTCGGCAAAGCGCTCGTTGAGGTCCGTCTTGGTCACGAGCGCGTTTCTGGTGAGCCAAGCGGCGCAGCCGCCGGCCGCGCCCAACAAGCCGCCGACGATCGCAGCCAGTTCGATCCCAAGCTTGATCCATTCGGGCAGCAAGTCGGGGCTCATCGGTGCGCCTCATAAAGGGCCTGACAGGGCGTGCAGCGCCTGGCCGAGGTATCGAGCAAAAGGCGCGGCATCGGGATCTCGTCGCCGCACTGGAGGCAGTCGCGCGGATGAACGATCTGTTCGCCGTCGCCGACGATATGGCTGGCGCGATGGGCGGCGAGCGCTTCGGAGCGGTAGCGCTCCTCCAGCTCCTGGGCCAGGTCGACGGCGTCGCTCACTGGCCGGCACTCCTGCATGCCCGGATCTCGGCGCGCGTGGCGCCATAGTCGGCGATCATGATCCGGACCATGGAGCCAGCCGGCAGCGCGTCCAGCTCGTCGTCGGCTTTGTCCATGTCGGCCTGGGCGTAGGTGACCAGTGCCGGACAGGTCTTAGAAACTGCCGTTTCGCAAGCTGCTATCGACAGCAGCATCGGTGCGAGGAGCAGCCATCCCGGCCTGAAGCATTGCATTGTTCGTCTCGTTCGTTTGGGTCAGGTCTGTCGCCGATTGCACCGCCTCCCCGTCGGCTCTGACCTTCCAAAGAATGAGGGCGCAGAAACCGACGAGGGCGACGAGGCCGCTCGCGAGGATGGCGAGCTGGACCATGTCAGGCGGCTTGAGCGACGGCGGGAGCCGGGGGAGTTGCCGGGCCGCCAGTCGCGTCGGTGGCAAGGCCGCCGCTCGCCTGGGGCATCACCGCAGCCTTCACGGCGGCGATGATCGTGGCGAGATCGAGCGGCGGCACGGGGTCCGCGACCTGGGCCGGGGCCGGCGTCGAGATGGTCTGGATCGGCGAGAGGCTGATGCCGAGCAGGCCCTTGATCTTGTCCAGAACGGCGGCCTGGGAGATCCCGAGCGCCGTGAGCGTGTCGGGGATCTTGGTCACGACGAGCTGGGCGGCGGTGGCCGCGAGCTGGTTGTGTACGCCGACCGTCTCTTTGCCCTGTAGCGCGGCATCGAGCTTGTTCCGGGCCAGCCCCAATGCCTCGGTGATGGCATCGTTCAGCAGATTGCCGTGCAACACCGTGAGCTGGGTTCCGGTATAGTTTTCGATCGCCGTCACCGCGCGATGGGCGATCCAGGCGAAGCCGCCGGCCGCGACGCCGAACACGACGTTTTCGACCGAGGCGATCACGGACGAGAAGTCGACACTCGTCGCGGTAGTCGTGACCGTCTGGGCGACGGCCAGGGAAGCGCTGCACGCGAACGCGAGCAGACCGGCCGCGACCGACAGGCCGAGGCGATAGAATTTACGCATTGAGCGGATCTCCGATATGAAGCGCGAAATTGCGCACGAACTCGTCGACCGTCGCGGCGCCCCCGGCGGT